TACAATCACATTCAACACAGCCGCTAGCGGCTGTGTTGAATGTATAATCAGACAATTTACCGCACGTACCACAAGTTCAGATACTGGAAGTTCTAATACATCTAATTTAACCCTCACCCCTAATTTGAGTTTAGTGCTGGCGTCAAAATTGCCTATTACTTCCATAGAAATTACGGTAAATTCTCATTCTGAAAAACCTGTAACGTTATATGTCGATAACTCCATGTTAGCTGTTACCCCTTGGAGTAACATAAAATACGTGATTATTGATAATGAACGTTATGTAGTGTATGCTGTCAATATGACTGGTCTGTCCACCATTGCTAATGTAGTAACATCATTTTATATTAGTAAAATGAATGGATTACCAACTACAAGCAACAATACATATGTGTTGTTATCTGATGTTCCTCACTTACATCCAACTGACAGAAACATATCTGATATATTGGATATTTCGGTCGTGAGTGAAAAGAATCAGAGTTTATTGTCCATAGTCGATCGGGTTTTGTATGCCAATTCTCAATTAACCCGTACCGTCTATCCCCTTATGGATCCAATTGCATGAATAGTAAGAAACAAAAATTAATTATTGAATATCTGGTATCTTCACCAGATATGTTCGCTTTATGTTCTGGTATTGTTGAACCTAAGTATTTCAATCCAGAATATCGAAATGCTGTTAAGTTTATGAAGGAGTACTATAATGAACATAATGCGATTCCTGACGTATATCAAGTCGAAGCTGAAACTGATGTAAAACTCACTCCAAAAGCCATCACCAGAGATCAATTTACCTACTGTTGTCAAGAAATTGAAACATTTTGTAAACAATCAGCCATCAAAGAGGTTATTCTCGATGCCGCGAAGATGATTGAGAATAATGAATTTGGTAAATTAGAGACTCGGATCAAAGATGCTGTAACTATATCATTAACATCTAACCTTGGCGTAGATTTCTTTGCTGAAGTGAAGGAATCGTTAACACGATTGTTAGCAACTGGTGCTACTATTAGTACTGGCTGGAAAGATGTGGATGAGGTATTATTTGGTGGATTGCAACGAAAACAGTTGATATTGTTTTCTGCGGGATCTGGCGGCGGTAAATCTATTACTATGCAAAACCTTGGAATAAATTTAGTATCCCAAGGTTTGAACGTATTGTATATCAGTTTGGAATTGACAGAGGATCTTCTGTCAGAACGAATGGCTGTACTCTTAACGGGCATTGGTAAAATGCAAATGCGTGAACAATTCGACGAGGTCGTATATTCTATTGGCGAATTTAGCAGTACTCATAACCCTGGTAAGATGATGTTTAAGCAATTACCTGCAGGTAGTTCTTGTAACGATATTAAAGCATATTTAAAAGAGTATGAACTAAAATATGGTCATATACCTGATGCTATTATTACTGATTATATGGATCTAATGAATCCAATCGATCGGGTGTCTGCTGATAACGTGTTCGAAAAAGATAAACGTGTGGCAGAAGAGCTGCGTAACCTTGGGTTAGAATATAATTTGATTTCTATCACAGCATCTCAATTGAATCGTACTTCGGTTGGTGTTGAAGCTATTAATCATAGTCATATTGCTGGTGGTATATCTAAAATTAATACCGCTGATACGTATATCACTATCATTCTGTCTGAAACTTTAAAAGCTGCTGGTGAAATTGCTTTTAACTACCAAAAAACTCGAACTAGTGATGGTGTTGGTAAAACTACCTTTTTGCAATGGAATAAAACTAGTTTGCGTATGACTAACAAGGCCGAAAACAAATCGTCTATTTTAGTTCCACCCGAAAGTGCTATACAGAAAAGAGGTAAGTCGAAATTATCAACTATGTTCGATAACGAAGACTACACAGGTGCTTATAGTTAATTTGCATAAATACCCTATAATATTAATACCCGCCCTACCATTTAGGGCTAACGTAACGAGGATAGTATGAGTAAACATTACAAAAACGTATGCCCTAAATGTTCTGGCGTAGATCAATGCAGAGGTTTTGGCGAAAAGACCGAAACCCATGAAATATACAATGATTGTAAGGAATCCCTATCGGAAGATGCTGCAGCTGGTTCTGTTGGTGCTACTTCGGTGGCTGGGGTTAGAGGAGTATTATTCACTGGGATTCGTGAAATTACCCAAAAACGTAAAAAAGTTGCTGGAGTTCCAGTGGTTAAATTTAAAAACCCCGAAGTGGATTTGAATTTTAGAACTCGCAGTATTGGGGAAGGACGTACCACATTTAGAGATTTCTTGATCAAAGAAAGTGGTGTACCTGATGCTGAGTTTGATACTGCTGATATTATTTCAAAGTTATCACAAAACGCCAAGATTGTTGGAGACCTTGATGGCGATGATGTTGCTGTGTTTGGTATGGAAGGTGATGATGGTAGTGTTACTAAAGTATACGTACAAAAACAACAAGCTAAAGATTTTGAAATTGCCCTTGGTGAAATTTTGAAAGACAATCCAGAAGCCAATCAAGAAGAAATTGCAGGCATATTATTCGACCTGAAGGATCGTTTTAAAATTATCGATGTTAAATGGCCTACTATTCAAGAAGACGAAGAACAGCAGGTAGATTCATCTGCAGATTTAACGCCCAATAACCAATCTGCCCCTAGTACTGAAGAGGATCCATTTGGAGGAGATGCTGGAGTATTACCAAACGTCAATAACGATACTACCCCAGCTGCAGGTAGTGGAACTAGCGATTCAAATACTAATGATATGATCACTCAGATATTGGATATGTTGCGTGCAGATGCAGAGGCCCGTAAAGCTGACGCTGATGCAAAAACTGCTGATGCTCATGCTAGAGAAGCAGAATCTACAGCAAAAATCACTACAATTAAGATGCAAGGTGAGGAAGAAGTGTTGGATGCAGAAGCGTACTTTCGAGAAAAGAAAGAGGAAAAGAAAGAAGCAGAACGTCTGAAAATGTTAGCAAGATTCCGTCAGGAAAATAAAATGAGCCAACAAGACACTGACGAGCAAGACCCTGCACCTTCTGAAGTAACTAAAAAAGATCCAAGTGAAGAAGATGAAGAACGTGTCACTATGACACGTAAATCGTTATTATCATTACTACAAAAGGTACAATAATGTTAGAAAATATACTTAATGAGCTTAATGACCAACAAGTTGCTAGTGCATTTATCACTCAAGATCCTGTTCAGCGTCGTCAGGATAATGCGATGTCACCTCAACAATTGGCTAAGAATCAAGCAACCAAATTAGCTCAAGATAGAACTAGTAACGATCCTCTCACGAGGAGAATTGTTGCCCTTAGAGCACAATTAGCGCAGTTACTTATTCAAAAACAAAATCAGGATAAGCAAAAACAAAATAATCCTGCTTCTCCAACTACAGGTAACGTGCAACCTAATACTTCTGGTACTCAATGAAGTTCCAACATAAACCACTTCCTTTTGAAGAAATAGACTCGTACATGAAAAATGGTATGAGATTTTATAAGGCCCCTGGAGGGCCTTATCCTTCTATAACTACCATATTAGGTGGAACTGCTGATAAAGCATGGTTAGATGGTTGGAAGGCTTCATTAGGACCTAAAAAAGCAGCAGCAGAATCTCACCGGTGTGCCGACAGAGGTACTGCGGTACATCTTTTAGCTGAACGTTATTTGCAAAATGATCCAGATTACGATGCTGGACAAACGCACGAAAATAAGAAGTTATTTAACCAAATCAAGATTCATATAAATAAAATAAATAATATTTTGGGTCAAGAAGTTCCGTTATATAGTGAGTTATTGCAAGTAGCTGGAAGGTGTGATGTTGTAGCAGAATTCGATGGAGTATTGTCCATTATTGATTTTAAAACATCAAACGGTATTAAAAATGATGATATTATTAATGACTATTTTCTACAATGTACTGCATATTCTTTAATGATAGAAGAGATGTTTGGTATTGTTATAGACCAAATAGTAGTAATAATTACTATCGAAAAAGGTTTAAATGGGCAAGTATTTAAAAGAGACAGATCCCAATATATTGGGGAGTTGATACATAGAGTGAGGAAATTTCATGGACAAAGACAACCAAAATAAAAAACCAGATAATACTAAAGATGAAGATACCACAAAACAGATAGGTATAACTGTAGATTTAAGCATTGTTGGTTTTAATGGTGATAATCCAATTAGAGCAAAAGTGGATACGGGAGCTCAATACTGCTCTTTACATGCAGATGATTTGGAAGTGATTACAGACGATATTACGAAGAATAGTATCGTAAAGTTTACATACAATGAATATCAATATAAATTAGATGTGGACGGATTCCAATCCGTATCTAGTGCCGATGGTGGTACTACTAATAGACCTTCAGTTCGATTAAGTGTAAGATTAAATGACCAATTTATTCAAGACGTGGTATTTAATCTCAACGACAGAAGTCATATGGATTATCCAGTACTAATTGGGATGAATCTGATCAGTGCTGGTAAATTTGTAATAGACCCCAACATTAATGAAATGGATGTTTCTTTTGGTCCTGAGGGTTATAAAGTCATAAATAGTGATACAGATGTTGCCACTGGCGACGGAATTGTTGATAAAAAAGATGAAATATTAGATAATATGTCTTTGGAGATGTATAATGACAGTTTGTCAACTTTTTTGAGATCTATTAAAGATCGTTCATTTACAGAAGTTGTGTTAAGCATTACACAACTTCTGCAACAATTGCCGGAGGAAACAGATGACACCAGTGACCGCCAGTAAGTCACCTTTTTATGTAATACCCGAGTTTATATCTCCTCTAATGTGTGAGGAGATAGTAGACCAATTAGATTTTACAGTACCGGATGTTGATAGAGAAGGTGATCCGATACCTTCTGTAAAGACTAACCCAGATTATGAAGCGTACTTATTTGAAACGTTTCAGAAATATAAAGATAGCATTGCGGCATACTATGATTGTGAACATCGAGCTACAACAGAATTCACTTTTGAATGGTATCCTCAAGGATCTAAGGGAAAAATCCACTGTGAAAACAGTATGTTTGTGGAGCGCAAATGGTTGCGTATATATGATAGAGATATTACTTGTGTATTGTTTCTAACAGACTATAACGATAAACCACCATTTGATGAGGATTATGAAGTATTTGGAGGAAAATTAGAATTTCCGCAACACCAATTCGGTTTCAATCCACAGCGAGGTACGTTGATCGCGTTTCCGAGTGAGCCACATTTTATTAATATGGTCTCATCAATTTTAGTAGGTAGTTTGTATCTTACTAAATTTCATATTGCTACAAAATCGCCACTATTGTACGATCCTAATAAGTTTCCAGGAAACTACAACACATGGTTGAGGGAGTTTGTGTAGCAATAACAACCTAAGGAGAAGTATATGTCCACTCTTAATCCCAAGAGTAAGCATAACCTTTGCAAAAAAATATTGATGTCAGTAGTATTAGCATCTTCAGTATTTTTAGTACCATCGGTTCATGCAACAAATGAATTAGGAGAATGGTATAATACCATTCTTGTTAAGTTGCGGTTGCGACCACAACAACTTGATAATTTATTAATTGCTAAACAATTTAGCAACAAATCCGGCCATCCAGAATTAATTCAAGCACTAATGTTGCAGGAATCTGGAGCCGAAACTAATGTAAAAACTAACGGCGGATGTTATGGTCCTATGCAAATAAGGGTATCTACTGCTATGGCGGTAGTTAATGCCAATACTGAATTACGCGACAAACATTTCGGAAATATAAAAGTTACCACTAACGCGGTAATTAATAAACTGAAAACCGATATTACGTTTAGTGTTGAAATAGTCGATTCCTTGTTAGCTAGTAGTTTAGAGAAAACCAAGGACTTGAATAGGGTTATTTATGCATATAATCGTGGTGAACGATATATGCTAACAGTTAAAAATCCTGGAGCTCTCCATTACGTTAAAAGTGTTAGGGACAAAATACAAAATACTACAAGGTATATTATTACTCCAATTACTGAAAAATAAAAAAGTCCCGCAGCTGCGGGACTTTTTTAAATAGTTGTAACCCATCCATAAAGATTGTAATATGATGCTTTTAATTATGAAAGTATTATTATCATGCGTCATATTCCTCCCGAAAACCTATCTAAGATATTTGTTCCTAATATTGCAGCAGATTATCCTCCCACAGATCCGCGTCTCATTGATTTAGTTTCAGTAACTGCACAACTCATTACTACCGCATCCCTAATTGGAGTGCAACCAATGGACGGACCCACAGGTGTAGCAGAGTTATTAAGATTTAATTGGGCTAAATCTAATGAAGCATCAATCAGTATAGAATCTCGTAGTCAAGAAGTAGTTGCAGTATCTAGATTGATAGATTCTGTTGCTGAGTTGGAAGCAATTCAAGATTTTATGGCATTTGCCCCAAATCAAGAAAGTCTTATTATACATAAGATGGCACAAACTATAGCAAATCATATCGATGATGAACACTTGCGTGCAATAGCTGCTGTAGCTTCTGAACATGTAGCACCTCTCCAAGGTAATATAGTGGCAGAAATTCATGCTTTATCTTTAGACATAGCACGAAACACAAGGCGTGGTGTTGGAAATTATGTAATAATTAGTACACAACTATTACCTTCACTCAAGGATAGTCCAAATTTTGCACTTATCCAAAATCCAGACATTAACAAGTTGCTATCGTACGTAGGTAATATATACCATAATTTAGAAGTTTACGTTAAACGTGACGATGGTAGTACTACAGAGGATATCTTAATTGGGTACCAAGGGCAACGTGATGAAGATGCTGGATTGGTGTGGTGTCCATATCAGCTAAAAGTGGGTCCTATAGCTTTAGATTGTCATACATTACAACCAAAACTTGGATGTGTGTATAGAGCTGCTTATGCAACCGATAGTGATAGTCATTTGTATTACATTAAAGCAACGGTACAGAAACCGGGTTGAACTTCAAACAATATAAGCGTACGATGTACTGATCTTTATATTACAAAGGAACTAATATGTCTATTATAGAAACCCCAGGAATCCCAACAATGTCCAACCCAGCAGATCGTAAAAAACTGCGTGGGATGTTGGAAGAAATCGTTAACTGCTTACGTCGTATGGATGATGAAAAAATCCAGAAGAAAATTATTCTGGATGAAATTAAATCCCAGTTCAATATTCCTACTAAACATGCTAATAATTTAGCTAAAACTATGTTTAAAGATAATTTCGATGAGGTTGCTGCATCTGCAGAAGATTTTGAAACCCTCTACGAAACTATCGTTAAATCGTCTCCATCGCCTGTACTATTAGATACACCAGATTCTGATTCGGATGACGAATAATCTAAACATAAATAAGTATCCAAAACAAAAAGAGCGTTGCGCTCTCTTTGTTTTTAAGTAAAAGGAAAATTGATGAGTTATATATCAGCTTGGAGAACCGGCAATACTGTAGTAGTATGGGAAAGGACTGAAGAAGGACGATTTGTAAAGCAGTATGATGCTCCATACTATTTCTATGCTCCTCATGATGATGGAAAATATAAATCTATTTTTGGTGAACAATTAGGTAAGATTACTTGTAAAAATTGGGACGATTTGCAAGAAGCTGTGATTTCTTGTGAGCGAGATAAGATTACTACGTACGAATCTGACATTTCTCCCGAACTTAAAATCCTCTCTACGCACTATTACAATAAACCTGAACCTAAGCTACACATTACATTCTTAGATATTGAGGTAGATTATGATCCAGAAATTGGTTTTAGTAGTACTAGTAACCCATATGCACCAATTAATGCAATAGCTTTACATCATTACTGGAAGAATGAGTCAATTGTATTTGCGGTACCTCCACCAAATTTCGACGTTAGAAACTTTGACGAATCACTGCGTAAACTGTCCACGGTGATCCTATGTAAGGATGAAAAAGATCTGTTACAGAAGTTCCTAAGAGAGATTGAAGATTCAGACTGTCTATCAGGTTGGAACAGCGCAATGTTCGATATACCGATGATATGCAAGCGTATTGAAATTGCATTGGGTAGCGCAATGTTAGATCGGATGTCATTTCCTAATTGTGGAAAAAAGACTGTTAGATATCGTGAAGTAGAAATGTTTGGTAAAGTTAGTATCACAGCAGATTTACGTGGGCGTATTGCATTGGATTATCTTGATCTTTTCAAAAAATATGAAATGGATAAGCGAGCTACGTATAAGTTGGAAGCGATCGCGGATGAGATATTGCCACATTTACCTAAGTTGAAATATGATGGCAGTTTAGCTCAGTTATACAAAAACGATTTTAACCATTTTGTTCGATACAATATTCGAGATACCGAAATTCTGAAAGGTTTTGAAGACAAGTTAGGTTACGTTAACTTAGCGAATGTTATGTATCATTCAGCTACCGGTCTAGCCTCGCAAGTATTTGGTACTATCCGTTTAGCAGATCTGTCCATTATTAATTATTGCCACAATGTAATGAACGTGAAAGTGCCAGATTGGACGCCAAAAGAAGATGGTTCTATTGAAGGTGCGATTGTATTATATCCACAAATAGGAATGCATGATGGTATTGCTTCGGTAGATATTAACTCGCTGTATCCATCAGCAATTCGTAGTATCAATATTTCGCCTGAAACGTTGATTGGTCAATTTCCATCTAGGATGGGAGCTTGGGAGCTCATTAATAAAGATTCTGAGCAGGAATTGTTGTTTGAATATAATAACGGTAAGGTTGAATATCATACCGCCAAAGAGTGGAAGCAAGTTCTTAAAGACAACAAATGGGCAGTTAGTGGATATGGAACAGTATTTGATCAAAACAAAATTGGGGTAATTCCAGCTCTATTGGCTGAATGGTATACACTTAGGAAGAAATATCAAGCTCAGAAAGCACTTTTTGGCGAAAAGGCTAAAGAAGTTGGAAAGCAAGATCCTAGGTATCAAGAGTATATGGATCAATATACGTACTTCGATCGTTTACAATATGTGTATAAAATCAAATTGAACTCCACATATGGTGCATTGACTAACTACCGTTTTCGCTTCTTTGATTTGCGTACTGGGGAATCGACTACTGGTACTGGTCGAATGATTTTAAAACACCAAGTTCGTAAAATTGCCGAGATACTAGATGGTAATTATAATATCGATTTTCCATCTTATAAAACCATTGCTGACGCTGAAGAGAAAGGTCATGGACCTGAAGCTGCTTTGTTTGGTCCAAAATTTAACGGTAAATTCCAAAGTGAGTCTATAGTTTATGGGGATACTGACTCGTGTTACTTCTTAACACACGGCGAAACCAACGAACAGTGTATTATGATAGCAGATCATGTTGCTGATTTAGTAAATGCATCATTCCAGAAATTTATGCAAGATAGCTTCTTATGCAATCCTGGTTTTGATACATTAATTAAAGCAGGTCGTGAAGCTGTAGCTGATCGAGGTATCTTTGTCGATAAAAAACGTTACGTGTTACATCTAATTAACTTAGACGGAAAAGTTGTAGATAAATTAAAGGTTATGGGTCTTGAAATGAGAAAGACTACTACACCTAAAATCATTCAGGATTTCCTGAAGGATACTGTTTCTATGATTCTTGCTAAGAAAGATTGGGACGATATTAACAAGTTTATTATCGACTATCGTGATGATGTTTTAATAAACATGAGTGTATTGGATTTAGGATTGCCTAAAGGTTGTAATGATCTTGAGGAATATACTGCTAAGAAATTAGCTGGTAGAGATTCTGATGGAAAAAAATATAGGATCCCTGGACACATTTCCGCAGCAATCCATTATAATATGTGTTTAGAAGATTTTAATGATAAAGAGAATCTACCATTAATGTCTGGAATGAGATTGAAAGTGTTTTATTTAACACGACCTGTAAATGGCTTTAAGAACATTGCATTGCCTGTGGATGCTGACTATCTTCCAGAATGGTTTACAGATAATTTCGAAATAGATAGAACAGAACATTCTCAGAAACTAATCGACGCTAACTTAGGTCATATTTTTAATGCTATTGGCAGAGAAGTGCCAACACGACAAACTTTATTATTGGATGCTATGTATGGCTATTAAAACCACAGTACTTTCTCCACAATATGTGGATTACTTAAAAAATGCGTTCAAAACAGCACAGTTGTTTAAGTGTGATGATATTGTCCTCGAAACCGATGTGTTTCGAGGAATGAATGCTGATCGTAGTTTAGTTATTGCTGATCCTGCGGTTCCCAAGGATTTACCTTTTTTGGGAATGGGAATCAATGAGGTTAGTAAATTAGTAGCTAGAATGGGATTGGTAGAAGACTACACAGTCGAAATGGAAATGAATGATGGTTTCGTATTAGCTATCCATCTTAAAGCTAAAGGGATGTCATTAAAATACCGTTGTGCAAATCCAAAAGCCATCAAAAGCTACCGTCAATATAAGGATATAGATACTTGGCAAATCGATATTCCACCTGAGGCTATAGCTCAAGTTATCAAAGCAGCTAGTGCAATGGGGAGCGATACTATTACTATCAATTCGTCAGAGGATGGGGATTGTGAATTTGTATTAGTAGACAGTAACCGGAATGATTACAAACAATCTTTCCTTGGTGATGTGGAAAATACTACCGGCGTAGACGATAACCTCAAGTTTAGTTTCAATTATAATAGAGATGTGTTTATTACTGCTCTCCGTCATGCAGAAAGTGCAATCAATCCAGAAGATTCAGATACTTCTGAAGCGGTCCCTAAGAAAAAAGGAACCCTAAATAAAGTTAGAGCAACAATAGGACGAATAGGTTCTATGAAGGTTGTAGTTAATTCAATAACAGTAAGTTTATCTCACATAACATCATGATAAAATTTTTCAAATCATTAGTTGCAAAATGGCAACTACGTAAAGAATATAAGCAACGCGAAAAAGAACGTGCTTTATATAAAGATTCAAGCGAACCGTGGGTACATATTATTGGCAGTATAGAGGATCCCTCAAAAGGAGTCAAATTAGATCTCGATTGGAATGACGCCTTTATTAAGTACTTGCGTGAAAATAAAGTACCAGGCATCACTGATGAAGATGTAGTATCGTATTGGGTTACTACTATCCATCAATCTAAATTGTCAGCCATGGATTACAATGATGAATAAGCCTCATGATTTGGTGATTGACGCATCTAATTTGCTATACAGAGCATATTACGCTAATCCTAGTGAACAAGTAGACATTGTTATGGGATTAGCGATGCACGCTGCGTTCTTGACCATGAATAAGTATTTTAAGAAGTATCGTCCAGATCGAATGATATTAGCTTTCGATCGTACTAATTGGAGAAAAGGATATACTTTATCAGAAGACTGTTATTCAAAAAGAATATACAAGGGCTTACGTCGTAAAGATTCAACCCCAGCTCAAGCTGCTAAGTATGTAGCTTTTCAGAAACATATTGGTGAGTTTGAAACTATAATGAGAGAATATACTACCATTATTACTCTTTCAGCTGATTTGTTAGAGGGAGATGATTGTATTGCGGCATGGGTTACTAGAAATCCAGAGCGTTCACATACGATAGTATCTGGTGATAAAGACTTTGTCCAATTACTAAAATTAGATGATGTGACACTTATCGATCCAGCAACTGATAAACCTCGAATGGTCGATGACCCAGAATATTATATGTTCTATAAACTATTCAGAGGTGAACCTGCTACTACAGATAATGTATGTCCAGCTTATCCTAAATTGCGCGAGACTAAGATTAAAGAAGCATATACTGATCCGTTTGCACTTACCAATCTCCGTAATGCAACGTGGACAGACCATACCGGACGTATTATGGAGGTTGGCAAACTACTTGATGAAAATAAACTATTAATGGATCTTACAGCTCAACCAGATTATATCCAAGAACTTATGGATCGAGTAGTAGTTGATGGATTGATGAAAAAACAAAAATTCTCACATTTCCATTTTTTGAAGTTTCTAGGAAAATACGAATTAAAGAAAATCGCGGAACAGCTAGAAACGTTTGTTCCTATGTTAAGCAAAACACGATAATTTTGAATTCCCCTAAAATTTTAAACCATAAATAGTTTCATAGAGACACTAAACGAACTAGTGTTGTATTTGTATATTATTTTAGGAGAAGTAAACATGGAAGGTAAATATCCACACATCGAATGGTTGGACTTACATCGTAATGGCGTAGCAACAGAATGTGCTATTTTGAAACGGGACGCAGATGGTAATATTTACCACTTTGCATTACAATCTTTAGATCTAATTGATAAAAAACGTCTATTGGATATTGTTACAAACCGTAATGCTCATTTGTATGAACTGTGGGATTTGATGTCTCAAATTACTATGCGAAATGGTGTTAACGCTTTGGTGTATTTTAACCAACTTGCTAAAGTTCTAACACCGTCAGGTCAATTAATCGATGTTGATCCAGCACGTCGAGGTTTGGGACGCGACAATACGACTCCTGTCGAACAGCCGCCAACAGCATAAAAAAAAGGACTCGTCAGAGTCCTTTTTTTATATACTATTATTAAAAATAGATCGCAATACGTAATTACTTACTGTTGCGTGTGATTTTGATTGTACGCTAAATGTCCATTTAATCACTCGATCTGCATGTGCAGCAAGTGATGAGCTTCCAATTAATAATCCAGCATTGTCAGTATCTAACGAAAATGTATCAATTACGTCCCCAGTTACATTATCAGTAATTGTCACAGTAGCTAATGAATTCGGTAATGTATTATAAATATACCAACTTACGTGGAATGCGGTTGTAGCAAAATGATCTACTAACATTACCGGTACATCGTTCGTAGGATATACTACTGGCTCCACCAATATAAATGGACTTCTTGGGCCTGCAGGTCCAACATCGCCCTTATCGCCCTTATCGCCCTTAT